GTGTCAAAATGACATATATAATAATAATAATAAAAATAAAAACTGTTTATACAATATATACTCTCTTACATCTAGCTGCGAGTTCGGGAACTCCCCGCCTCAAGACAAAACTATATTTGTCGATCATTCAAAAGGCAAAGCTAGGCGCCGCAAATCCACGATTTTCTACGAGAGCAATTCTTCGCCATATTATTTTTATAGATATACGAAGATTGTTCTGCTAGGAAATCTACCGATTTGCGGCGCCTAGCATTGCCTTGCAATTATTCACAATTTATATCATGCGATTATATTCTATGACACAATTTGTCATGACCCCGTTTCCAGGCGATTTGCGGGCCGTTAGGCGGCGCAAGGCGACGTTGGCAGGGTCAGGGGGTGAAAGTCGATTCTGAAGCGGTTTACGGGGCAGGGCGGGCCATCGTAAGGCCACGATTCCCCCGACGGACTCACTCAAAGCGGGACAGGCCAGCCGACACAGTATAATGGCGAACATTGAACATTTGCGCATCAGATGGAATACGAACACGATACTTAGGTTGATGCTTTGCGTGCTTGGCTTTGACTTGGCGGATTCTCTTATTGAACAAGCCTTTGTGAGGCTTCGCATCTGTTGCTTGCGTTGCGCGGAGACAACGATTGAACATAACCTTACGGATTTGTGCATGAGGCGACGGAGGCTTGATTTTGCGATTGCTAACTGGCGGATTATCTGACGACATGATTGCATTCTTTCTCCATCCATGATGGAAATGTATCGGATTGACGCTTTGCGTTGATAGCTGCGCACAGCCTTGATTGTGCTACTTGCAACGCTTGGCGCTTGATCCTGTGTTGCTGAACGGCGAATGCTTCCACGGATTTGAATATGTGCAGACGCATGCGGATACCTCCTAGTTGGTTAGGGTGGATACAAGGCAACGCTAGGCGGTGCATAACATCGCCTAGCGTTGCCTAATGCCGTCCTAATTGAATCAGGCGGCCTTGGCCGTGGCCTTGGTCGCCTCTTCCCTCTTCAAGTCAGCGTTTGACTTCGCTTCCTTCGCTTCCTTGTATTCCGCAACAAACGTATCACACGCAACAATTGCGCGCTTCAAATACGTCTGGACGCTGGTGCCTTGTGCGAAGGTCAGCATATCTTGCTCATTCACCTTCTCAGTCATACGCTTGGCATCACTGCGCAGATTCTCTACATACGTACGAAGGTCACCTACCGTATTTGCGACAATCGCACGTTTGTTTCCAGCCTTAGTGAAGGTGCGTGCACCAATCGTTGCGACCATCGCAAGCGACGTTTCCTTGCGCTTGTCAGACGCTTCCAGCCACGTTTGCAAGAGTATCAACATCCGCCTGCTTTCCGTAGCCAGGGTGCGGGCAGTCTTGAAGCGTTCAAGCTTCACAGCGTTAGAAGTTTCAGTGTTGTTGTTGGCGATGATGGTCATATACGTTCCTTGCATGCAACGCATGCTGTATGATGCCTTGTCGGCATCGTTGTGTGCTAGCTAGTGCGACGTGCACTAGCTAGTGTGATAGCGTGACGGGCCACACTTTTACGTGTGGCCCTTCCGGTTTGCTTGTGCGCTTCACTGCTACTAGCGCATGCTTGAGAGGATATCGGCGACGTTGTAGGCGTCCCCCGTGGGTAGTCGCGTCCAGTGTGGCGGTTAGTCTTGCTCTATGACCTTCTTCTTCCGTCCACCTTTGCAATGGTGCCTCTACTACCCTGCTAGCAGTGTGGTCCGTTTCGTTGTCTACTACGGTCGCACTACTAGCCTTGTCGTATCCTACTCTTCCGGCAGGTGCGTAACCTCTTCAGTTTACACACCCGTTTCCCTTGCAAGCCGTACCCTTATTACTTCCTTCGCGTTACTACTATGGTCCTAGTGGTACGGGGTTTCCCCTCATGCTACTAAGTACCTAGCAACGATCCGCTTTCACTATGCACGCTTGCCCAGGTTTCTAACGGTATAAAGTTATCAAACGCTAGCAAACGCTCTCCCGCTCTGCTGCGCAGATGGAAGCATGCACGCCGAGGAACGCCTGTCAATCGACAACTCCACCTCACTACTAGTAGTCACCCGACACTTGACGTTACTAGCACACTAGCTGTAGGCGTTCCCAGGCGTTTCTAGGCGTTGTGCCCTAGCTAGGCCACTGGTGCACGGTTTCTAGCTCGCATCGTCCTAGACGTCTGGAAACGCAAGCAATGAATACCCTAGTAACACATAATAAAACGTTTCATCCATGCTTGGCACGTACATTGCTAGTGCATGCTCATGCTTGCACACGCTAGGGGGGAGGTATGCTAGTGGTGGCGCACGCAGCGCCTATTTGACGGCGTCGCCATTCCGCGCTAGGCAATTTCAGCACTATACTACATCGTATAATCTAGCATGTATACGCATTAGCATATTACAACGAGTGACAATTTTTGTCATCGCCATGCGTTGCTAGATATCGACATGAAAAAGCCCACATCGCATAGCGACATAAGCTCCGTCATTCATAAAAAATTTTTTACAAAAATTACGAAATCAACTAAATCAATTAGTATTCCTACTATTAAACGCCTCACGCTGCGCAGCCTCACATACATCTTTAAATATGAGTAGATCTGATGACGCTACTTTCACTTTAATCATCGTAACTCCAGGGAGCATCTCTTCTATAATTTCATAATCCTTAATATCCTGCTTTATCTAAATGCTTCTTAGCTATCTTCAATTTCCATGGGTCGATAGCAAAATCAACAGTGAGTTCAGTCATTTGCGCACCCTATTCCAATATTCAATCATTCCTTCTAATGTAAACATAGAAAGAGGGTGTTTACTACAACGAGGGCAATAGATAGTAAATCTTCTGCTTAATGACGGAGGGAGAGAGTTTTCGACGTATGTTCTGAATGACGGGGCTAGGCGGCAATTGGCGCAGGAAAGAATTATAGTGTTCTCTATCGAAGTTACGTCGTGTAACTCTTCGATTAAAGTGTAGTCTTTAAGATCAGTCATATATCATCCCTTTGGGTTGGTTGGATACGGGTGGATTCGAGGAGGATTTTTAATTCGTTTGCAGAGAGAGGCTTTGACTCTTGTTGCCTAGCGCGGCCTTTTGAGCCTACAACTAAATGCTCAGGGCGACAGTCGAGAGCGAAAATAGTTCTGCCATCACTAAGAGTAACTTCGGTAGTTGTGTCTGCATAGACATTGCGACGTTTGATAAAGCGAGGCTCTGTGAACATTCTACCATTGGTGGCTTGTTCTGAGATGATTTTATTTTCATAGCGAGCACGACGACGTAAATCCCCGCGTTCGATGGCTTTTTCATAGCCTTTTGTGTTGCGAGAGGGAATAAAGATGTTTTCGATTTTCATTCCTGAGTTGATGGCAACGTAGCGAGTTAGAAGGGTTTCTTTGTAATTATCTAAGAAAAGGACGAAATCGTAGTTGTTATAGGTAACATAACCTTCTGCCATCATTTTATCGACAATATCATTAGGAACTAATACGTAAGCAACGCGGGCGTCACCAGGCATTAGTGTTCCTTGAGGATAACGATAAGCAACGCTCGTCTCAGCCCACAATGTTTTATAGGCGCCTTTTACACCGCCTACTTCAATAACAGTGCCTAACGGCGTACGATGATACTTTGTATATGAACTAACAGAATTGACGTAGCCTGACTCATCGTCGCGTATTGTGTAGTCTAAAAGAGATGAGCCTTCTACTCTTTTGTACGCACTAAATGGAACGTACTTATTGATTTTATTGAGAAGATAGTAAGCAAGAGTCTTCTTTGTTGGGTTATTCTTTGTAGGCCAGATGCACAACTCTAGTTTCTTATGTGATAAGAACATCTTGCGAGGGATAAGATGAGCATAACAAGCGTTAACAGTTATAGTAAGAGTTCTTCTGCATTGAACTCGCACTTCTAGCTGAACTGTATCAGAACGCTTTTTATACTTAACCCTATCGAAGAAACGATCTTGCATACGTACTTTTGGTAATGATGCTACTTTATCTAGGAAATCTTGCTTTGAGATTGTACTATTATAAAAATTTCCAGAGGTATAGTTACAGTCTGGCTCATACCGAAAGGAGCCTCTTTGATAGAGATGTGCGCAGTACGCGGACAGAGTTGTGCGCAAAGCGGTGTTGAAAGGAACTCCTCTTCTGATGCACCATTGATATTGTGCGATTCTGTCGGCGATGGTCGTATCGAAATATGCCAGGTCAATTCGGCCTTTCCTGCGCGGATCAGATGAGCCTATATGAAGCAGAGATAGCTCTTCGTGTGTAGTTACCCATGATTTTGTTTGGCTCGGCATGGGTCTTATTATACTGTGCCCCAAGGAAAGTCAACTATTATTTTGTCTTTAGGTACTTTAGTAACGTTTTTTACGCGGGAATAGATCGCACGGGCGGATGGTGTAGTCGGAGATTGAATCTCTTCGCCATTCTATTGTGCGTGGATTGTGTCCTAGTAAGAATAAAATATAGTCACGTAGGTATACTCTCGGAGTTGCGTATCCCATTGAGGTGGGGAGTTTCCTTGAAAGATCCATCGTGTAGATTTGACCTTTACTTTGCTCATAACACCATACGTATTTTTTAATACTTTCTAGTAAAGGTACTTCGTCGAAGACAGTGTTAATCTTGGCTTTTGCTGTGTAGTATCCTGGTGAAGCGACGGTTAACCATGTTACTTCGTTGTTAGCACCAGATTCGTAGGTATTTAAGACTTTTCTGCCCATATAGAACAAATCCCCTTTCAAGCCTCCTATTATACCCATTGACAAACTTTGTCAAGTCAGTATAATTAAATGCAACAGCATGGCAAGCCCTCTGCTTATTGAAACTACGCTTGAAGGAAGACATTGGGCAGATGTTTTAGAGAACTTAGTTGATAAAGAAGAATACCTAGCTCTTTTAAATTGTAGAAGCAGTAAACTACTATCAATTCACTCGTTAATTGAGTGCGTTGGTAAAGGCAAAGCTAGGACATACGAGAAACTCGCTAATGAAGCAGGCGTTTTCGCAGAAATAGGCAGAGATGGTGCACGAAGATGCGTGTATGTTAAGGAAGGAAAGCGTTGTAAGGCGTATGTAAAAGGTATAATGTGCGTGGAGCACTACGAAGAGGTTTCAATGTTTACTAGATTTTTTCAGAGTCAAGAGTTTAGGCAACGCTTTGAGGCGTTTAAAAACTCACCACAACGTATGCAGCTTAATGATGAGCAAGCATTAATGCGGGTTTTGATAACTGAATTAGTTAGTAAAATGGGCAAGCCAGGCGATGTCCCTATCGAATTGATCGGCGGCCTGACTACAATGATTGATAAACTGTCTGTTATGACAGATAAAATGGCGAAAATGAATGAAATCACACCGGAAGCAGTAGAAAACCTGCTTGATAAGGTGGTGGATATCCTAGTAAAATTCGTCCCGCAAGAAAAGCTAGAGGAAGCTAGCAAGGAAGTATCTAAACTTAAAATTACTAAGATCGAGTCTACATTGGCGTATGATCCTGGCGCAAATATTGAATATGCAGGTGAAGAAGTTAAAATTAAAGTAAAACAGAGTGATAATGAGGCTATTAAGAATAGAGCATTCGTAGATATTGCTAAGAGACTTGGGGTTACTCAAGACGAGTTAGAGGATATGAAGGCCGCCCAAGTAGAGAACGTCAAATGACGGAGCTTAGTTTAGCTGATCGTCTTGCTAACAAGATGAAGAGTCGTGTTGACACTCTTAGTCTTGAAGATAAGGGTCTTATTGAATGGGGCATTAAATACGTCCCGCATTATTTCGATAAAGCTTTTAGTAGAGCGCACCATAAGATTAGCGATACTTTTAATGGAATGGTGAAGAATCGCGGGGTTAAGATTGTCATAATGATGCCTCGCGGGTATGCTAAATCTACTTTTAGTTCGTTTCTTGCTCCTTTAAAAGCTATGTGCGAAGGAACAGAGAAATTCATTCTGCTTGGCTCTGATACGGAAGGGCAGGCTGCCAGATATTTAGATAGCATTAAAGCGGAACTAGAAACAAATGAAGGCATCAAAAGAGATTATCCACAAGCATGTAAAAAAGGTGATTGTTGGAATGCGACGCGAATCGAAACAGGCAATAATTGCTGCATCGAAGTATTCGGTAAAGGAACTAACGTTCGCGGGGCAAAATTCAAACAATATAGGCCCACTCTTGTTATCCTCGACGATCCGCAATCAGATGAAGACGTTAATTCAGCGACTACTAGAGAGAAAGATATTGAATGGTTTAATCGTACGCTTGAGCCGGTAGGCGATACTTATACGAATTTCCTTATCATAGGAAATAATCTTCATAGAGAGTCTATTGTAGGCAAGACAAGCGTTCGTGCAGACTTCAAAAAGATCAAATTCTCTGCTATTGAAATATGGCCTACTAATACTGGTTTGTGGGAAGAATGGGAAATTAAGTATCATACTGAGACTAAACTAGAGAACTTAGATGTGAATGCTACGTTCGCTACAGATGACCTCAGCATACCTTGCAACAAATTTTATCATGACAATAAAGAAGCAATGGAATTGGGTGCGCAAGTATTGTGGCCTGAGAAGGATAGTCTTCTTCAGTTAATGATAATGCGCGCTAATATTGGGCATTCGGCGTTTGATGCTGAAAAGCAGAATAATCCACGTGATCCTAGCAGACATGAATTTGATGAGGATTGGTTTGAAGGCGAAGATATCTGGTATGATAAACTCCCGCCTCCAGAAGAATTGATTAAAATAGGTTATTGTGACCCGGCTAAAGGTATTGATAGCAAAAAGAGAGACTTCTCCCCTATTATTGATATTTACTACCATATACCAACTAAGAAAGGATTCTTAGATGTTGATATGGAAAGGCGCCCTGTTAATAAAACTATTGATAAGATACTTGAACGTAATCTTATTAAGAGGTATATGGCATTTGGTATTGAGAGTAATGGCTTTCAATACTTAATGAGCGAAGAATTGTATGCAAAGAGTACAGAAAATGGTAATGTCCCCTTAAATGTTGTTCAAATCGAGAACTACGGTGTTCATAAAAATACTCGTATTAGTCGTCTTTCAATTTGGTTTCAAAGAAGATTCTTTAGATTCAAAAGGAATTGCAAGGCGACAAAAATACTTCGTACACAGTTGCTAGATCATCCACATGCCGACCATGATGATGGACCAGACGGGTTAGAAGGTGCATTAAGAGTGTTGACTTCCAATATTAACGTATATACTATAACTACCCATACGGAAACTGCGGAAGTTTTGTCTTCTATCAACGAAGACGGGTTAGGAGACAATTTATGCGACTCGTTTGGCTAGCGATATTATGCTTAGTATTGCAGGGATGCTCTTGGGGTATTTTCGGAACTAGAGTTGATATGCCAGAAGATACTGGCGGAATTGATACTACAGATACTAATATTTTTCTCTATACGATTAGCATCATAGCGATTGCAGCAGGAGTTGCTTTAGCTATCTGGTCCCCGTTTAAGCAAGTCGGCTTGTTTGTTATTACAATGTTTGCAAGTATTATCATACTTATCTCAGTATTTGCTACTATTTTAAAATACATGCCCTGGATCATCCTTTGCTGTATCGTAGCCGCTGTCGGTGTCGGCATAATTTATATGCGCAGACACCACTTAACGGTTCTACAAAATTTAAATGTTGTTGAGAAAGATATGACTGATAAAGCTAAGCAAATTTTAGGTGTTGCTACGAAGAAGGATACCTAATGGATACGGAGAAAATGTGTGACGCTGTTTATCAAAAAGCATTAACGCTTATTGATAAAATTTTAGAAGATGCTGATAAGACGTTCAAACACCACGGTCCTTCTACATTTAAAGACGCATCAGAACGCCCTGCCGATGGTGAAGAGAATTTTGATGGATGGATGAATCTTAGTTTAAACACTAAGAGAGCGTACGAGTTTAATTTATCTGAATTAAAGACTGTGCGCAATGAGTCAAGAATTGCGTGCATTACTTCAGAAATTGCCAAAAACGTCCTTTTTCACTATAAGAATCATATTATTGGCGAAGAGTTAATGCTTTGTTGTGTTGATTCAGAAGAGCTAGAAGATCCAGTTAAATTATCTAAAGCTAAGATGGGCGGGGATGCTAAAGTTCTTTTAGAGAACTGGCGACTGTTCTCTTTACAGAACAACCTTATTGCTCGTCTTAATAGCGCGCTTGAAAAGGCTATGAGAGATGGTGAATGCCCGATTAGATTCTTTAAGAACGGTGCTCTTCCCCCCAACATTCGTTTTGTTGATCCAGATTTTATCGTTTCGGATAAGGATGGAATGGATTTAGGCGTCGTTCATGATAAGGATGATCTAGAAACTATTGTTTCATACGGCTATAAAGACCCCGATACAAATAAGCAAGAGCACATTCCCGCCGAAGAGATAGTCTTTATTAAGCGCAATACAGATTACGATTCTCTTCGTGGGCTTCCTGACTTCTACCCTGTGCTATCTAATCTTCGTCGTGCCGAGAAGATTATGATTAATACGTCTACAATGGTTCAGATCCAGTCCGCTATTGCGATGGTTAGAACTATCGAGAACACTAACCAAGCCGGCGTCGATGCCATTATCGCAAAGAATTCCGATAATAAAGGCAGGACTGATGCTGAAACTAGCAAAGGCATCAATAGCCGTAAGTTTAGAGCAGGCACTATCGTAACTGGTGGTAAAGGCACTAAGTATGAATTCCCTGCTAGCGGTATTGATCCTTCAAAATATATTGCTATCTTTGATAAAGAGTGCGCTCAAGTAGCGTTAAACTTCGCGCTCCCACAAGATTGGTTATTAGCTAAAGAACCGGAATCCCCTTTATCTCCAGGCTCTCCTGTAATTGCTAATTTTAGATCTCAGCAAGGCTGGTTCTATAATTACATTATTGAGATGTTCTGGAAAGTTAATGAGATGATGGGCGTTGATGTTGAGACTGCTAAGACTAAGTTTGAGATTTATATTGTTGGGCCTAGATTAGCTGTCGGTAAAGTGCTTGATGAGGCGCGCGCTCAACAAATCTTTATGCAGCTTGGTGCTACTTCGCCACAAGAGATTGCTCAGCTTATCAACAATCGTTATGTTGTTAGTCGTGCTAATGTTCTCAAACACCGCGAGACGTTACAACCAGGGGAAGTCGCTCCTGGTGATCTTGGCAACACTAATCCCGCGCAGAATGATGGCAAGTCTAAGAAAGGCGGAGGAACCGCTAAAGCTGATGGGGATGGCGGAAGCACTAAAGATGGTTTGAATATTACTCTTCATCCTTCCCCTGTTGTTGTGAATGAAAGCAAAAAAGTAGAAGTTATCCGTGATAAGGACGGAAAACCTACTCATTACAATATCACTTCTATACAAAAAGACAAAGCAAATGAGCAAATCTAATTACCTAGAGAACCAACTTCTTCTTTATACTTTTAATCAAGTTGTCCCGGATTTCGACGCAGATGCTACTTATTACTTCACTTTGCATACTGATCCTATTAATGATGACGACACTCAAGACGTAAATGAAGTTCCATATGGCGGATGGAGTAGAGTTGCTATTAGTAGAACTGCTGGGGAATGGGTTGTTACAGGCGTTACGGTAGCGAATATCAACGATATAGCTTGCCCTAAATGTTTAAGTAATCCCTGCGTTGCAAAGTACGGTAGCATTGGTAGACTCGCTAGTGGAGCCGGGAAAATCTTATTTTCTGGCCCTCTTACGGATGAAATTAATATTAACATTAATGGGATACCAGTTATCCCCGCTGGCTCTGCTAGCATGACGAAAGGTTAATTATGGCTATTGGCGATGATTTTGAAATTCAGAACGATAAAGATATCCGTTATATCGGCGCTGCCCATGCTGCGTCAGGAGCAGGGTATTACACTGTTTTAGAGCTTCACCGTTGGTTACAAGATCGTGCTGACGACGCCGCTGCATCCGGCGATGATTTCATGGATATTACGAGAGATACACCCTCTGATAAATCGTTCGACACAATTATCAATCTTATCAACGGGTATAATGTTGATGATACCGCAGCAGAACATTTGTATGCTGGTTCGATTCTCCAGACCGATGGGGATGAAATCTATGACGGTGTTCAAATCGTAGCTAACGCCGGAGTTCATGTTGAGATTGTGCAAAATGGCGCAATCATTGCTAATGACTTTTGGAATTCGATTCCATTTGGTAGCTCTGATAAAGGCTTAAATCCTGACCTTACAACTGGTACTGCCGCAAGATTCCTAATTAAAGTTCGTACTGGTGCCGCAGATATCGACGGAAGACGTTTATTATTTCAGACTAGAGAATGGGGCTTTACATATTCTGAGTTTAAAGTTCCTGGTACTGGTCGCGGAATTAACGTCGTTCCATTAACCTATACCACTGATTTAAATAATCAGACCGCATCTGGAACCGTTGCTGGATGGGCCGGAATAACGAATACTAGCGTAGGGTATAACGGTATCGACGTAACTAATGATGGCTCTGATGAATTTTACTATAGTGAATGGAATAAAGATACCTTCACCATCAATCAATTCTATGAGAGGATGAAGTATCTGACTCGACGTGGGTCTGCTGAAACTCTCTATGGATTAAATGGAGAACTTTTCCGTGGTATTACACATCAGATTACGGTAGATAATCCTAGCGCCACTGATTTTAGCGCAGTAGAGACTGTTACGTGGTCTGGCGGCACTGGTAAGATGCTTGCAATCAATGACGTCAACGCTCCTACGACTATGTGGATTCAGCTTCTTACTGGCGTTGCTCCGACTGATAATCAAACTATTACTGGTAGCACGTCTGGCGCGACGTGTGACGTAAACGTTACTATTACCGCTAGAACATTATCCTTTCCGTTCTGTGGCGTTTCTACCGGATCGGCAATCATCGGTGCTTATGGATTTGGTATTGAAGCTGCGGATCTTAGTGCGTCTGATAAAGTATTTGATCTTTCTAACACTCAGCGTGTAGCCCCAAACTACGTTACGTTTACTGTTGGCGGCATTGTTAGTGGGGAAGACTATGTCCTTGTCGCACCAGAAGATGCTGGCGCGATTGATCTTGACTTCTTTACTCTTAATGGAGCATTATCCGGCGCCGCTGTAACCTCTGTTATAGTTAACGAAGCTATCCCCGCAGATACGCCCGCCTCTGGAACGATTCGTATTCAGCGCGCTAATGGTGTATATACTAGACATCCATATAGTGCCTATAATGCTGGCACTAAGACTTTCACTATCACTAGCCATGACTTTAGTACCAATAATGCTGCCGATGATGCTAACTGCTACCCCTCTTATATTGATAAGCTAGCTTCCGCTACTAGCGAAGCATTTACTACTGTGTACTCGGCAGATCGTGATTTATATATCAGAGTGAGAGATGGCGGCGGCACTCCTATCAAAACGTTCGAATCTACAGGTACGTTAGGTAGCGCGGGCGGTTCGGCTACAGCAGTTCGCACCAGTGATGCGTAAAGGCAGCACATGGCTAATCAGACTGTATCAGTTGATAGAAACTTAGATGATGCAGCCATTAATGGTTTAGCTAATGGCGAAGATATTACCATTAATACTGGCGCGCGCCTAACTATCAACTCTGATAATCGTTGGAGCCAACAAGCTGCGGTTATCGGGGCTATTACAATTGATAGCGGAACTGGCGGCATAATTGATATTGATGGTACAGAAGTATGGTGGATTCCTTATGATGCAGGTACAGGTAACGTTCCCGCACTAGGAACCGTAGATACAGATGATTGCACTGGCAGTGTTGCTGGCACAGGCGAATTTCTTGGCATATTTACAGCATTAGGCGTAGCTCCTAGTGCTGCTGCAAGCGCAATGCCTGCTACTGGATTTTTAAAGCTACGCAGAAAGACTGCGGATTTTGCAGATAATGAAGTTATTACTCTAGCAGGCGGCGCTACTGCTACTGTAAATAGCACAACCGGCGGACAACGCGGGTGGCTGCATATAGCAGGCGAAGAAGCAACGACTATTACCGTTCCTCGCGTAGGAGTTTTTGAAGCTATTGGAGATTGGTTTGAACTAGGTACGACTAATGGCTCTGACGATCAAACATTCCAATACTATGTTTCAGATCAATGCCCAGCCCTACAAATTGAAACTGGATCGGGCACAGGAGTATATGAATGGTGGGTATGCGCAGGCACTACTCGTTGGGCACAAGCTAATCTTCGCGTAGCTACAGATGAGCGTGGCAAGCTTTTCGGATGCTCAACTGCCGGGGTTATTACCATAGCTACTCGCGTCGGTAATGATAGCGGATACAAGCCAACATCCGGCTGCAAAGTCAGAGTACCTAATATCCACTTCTGCAATAGCACATCTGCAAACTGGGCTACTAATTTACGCAACACTACTTTAGCTACAAGATGGGACTTCACTACTACTAGCGCCGGTGATATGACGCTTGAAAAAGTTAATTTAAATGCGTACCCATCATTTACTCAACCATACAGTGTTGTAATGACAGATTGCGGGGTATTGGATCAATTATTAGTTAGCGAATGTGCTACAGAGCCGATACTGACTAGAGTAGCTGTTGGGCTATCTGCGGCTATTGATAACGCTCCAATTAGCATATCTTCGTGCTTCTCGGGAGTATCTTTAATTGAATGCATAGCATTAAAGTATGAAGCAGAGAGCGCAGATACTGGCGCAACTGTAACCGACTGCGATGATGTCACCATTACTGGTGGCAAATATATGACGTTTGGTGACAACACAGCTGCTACACTAAATCGCGGAGCTAGCTCAACAGGCGCTCTGACTTTAACCCGTGTAACTAATAGCGTTCTTGATGATGTAGTCGTAATAGGCGCAGCCATTCGTATAGTGTCGTGTATTAATATTGATATCAATGATGCAGTTTTTGGGTGTCAAGTAGAAGGGCAGACTACTAACTCAACTAACCCCGTCTCTGCGATTGATATTAACAGTGCATCCTCTGGTATTGTTGTTACAGGATATGGTGGCAACTATGCTGGAATTGCAAATACCCATCCTTATAGCGCCATTGTAGCTTTAGCTCAATCATACGATTGCATAGTTCAATCTATTGCTAATGCAACATCTCCTTACGACTGTGGTAGCGCAAACGCTTGTGCAGGCATTGCTGCGCTAGGCGGCAATAATAGTGGGCATAAAATTCGCGCGTGTTATTGCAGCAATGCACGTACCGGCGGCGTTACCGACTCGAACTCAGATGCTCGTTGTGAGTACGTAAACGTTTGGGGAGACGGCGCAGATACCGGGCTTGTATTAAATGCCCTTAATACAGAAGCTAGAGGTCTTAGGTCAACTAATCCGACTACTGGCGCAACTGCTGTCTATGGCACGCACTTTTATGATACGTTTATTAGTACAACAGAAGGTCGTTTAATATTTTTAGCTAACGAACCAACCGCATTAAGCGGAACCAAGCTTCAAACGACAGCGGGAACTGCTGTATACACTTCAACTGGGCAAGTTAAACTTCTTGCTCTGAATGATGCTATCGTCTGGGAAATGGATTACTTCTGTCTAGGATGGACTGCATTAAACAACGCCGCTCCAACATTTAGTGGAACTAACAGCGGTAATCATACTATTGAATATCAAATTGATACTGGTAGCGGGTGGTCCTCATGGAAAACCGCATCTGGCGCTAATTTATCGGCAGAGACTATTAGCTCTACTACAGGGTTTAAACTGAAGCTTAGGGCTACATGCTCGACTGCTAGCTCGACTAATGCAATTATTAATATACGTATTACCGGGACTACAACCAGTACCGCACAAAAAGAACAATACCCGCTGGTAACTGTTCCTGTTAATATAACTACTCTTGATGCTTCTGATAGCACTGAAATAGAGTCTGCCCGTGTTTTATTGCGTGCCAGTGCAGGCACTACAGTTACAATTACTCGTAGTAGCAGTACTGCTACAGTATCACATACCGCGCACGGGTTTCGTACAGGGAAGAAAGTTGTTATAGCAAACGCAAATCAAGGAGAGTATAACGGCGTTAAAACTATCACTGTTGTAGACGCTAATAGTTATACGTATAGTGTTAGCGGTAGCCCAGCTACCCCAGCTACCGGCACTATAACTAGCTATCGTGTAATTATCGATTCTACTACAGACGTAGATGGTGTAGCCGGTGATGAAGAAATCGAGTTAATTGGTGCTTCGTTAGCGGTTACAGGAACCGCTAGAAAAGGTACAGCTGCCCCGTATTATAAACCAACTCCGTTGTCGGGCGTTATTACTGACAGTGGGTTGACTCTTACCGCCTATCTGGTTGGAGATTCATAATGCCTCCATCCATTAATTGGTCTACTAAACGAATCACTATACCTCAAAGTGACCTTACTTTAGTTAGCGGGGTTTTATATGAGTTAGATGTCAATACTTTTAGATTAGATCTAAAAGATATTGAAGATAGTGAAGAGGGTATAGTATTCTCTTCAACACATCAGCATAATACTGAAGTTACAATCGCTGGCGTAACTTATGCTCGTACTTTTGAGATAATTAATGGGTATACTGTTGAGTTTGAAGATACCGGTAGCGCCTATACTGTACGTTGTGTAGGAGCTAACCATAATATCTCAGACGTTTTCATTCCAGGAACATCAGAAGTAAGCCTTATTATTGGCAATAGCGCCGGTCTTATTGTTAGCGGCAGTGGCGTGACATCTGGAGATATTGCAGCTATTGCGGACAAGATTCTTGGTCGCAACCTAGCTGGTGGCTCTGATGGAGGACGTACAGTACAGGATGCATTACGCGCTGCTCGTAATAAAGTGGCAATTAGTGGCACTACATTAAATGTATATAAAGAAGATGACGCAACCTTGGCGTGGTCGGCGACAATTACGCTAGGCTCGCGGGATCCATTAACGTCAGTGGATCCAGCGTGAATTGGTTTAGGTGGTTATGGTGGGACGGCGGCTCTAGTGGAGAGGGCGAGAATGTATATGCAGAGTGGACATCTACCACTACTTATACGACATCATTCACTGCTGTAGTAAGATACCCAATAAGTCAGCCTTCAAGTGGCGGCGGTAGTGTTAGCGGAGGTAGAAGAAGAAAAGATAGAAGTATTTGGAGGGCATTAAATTTTTGGCCGTTTAAGGCTAAAGAGAAGCCTACAAAAATATATGCGGAAGTGGCTGTACAAGAGGATAAATATAAGGTATCCTTTAGAGCCTACACTAAAACACACGGTAAGCTTACTACAAAAACTCTAAACACAGTTACCCTCTCTGCTGTAGTCTTACAAAAAACTAGCATTACTTCACACTCCTTTACTCCTAAAGTAAAAATCTCTGCTAAAGTAGTGTATGATACTCAAGATGAAGATCTCAGCGAAGAAGAATTAATGATTCTTCTTAGTATTTAAACTTGACTTTAGTAAGTAGATGCTATACTTATAGCAGAGGCTACTATGGCTTTTGATCCTACTTCTTTCACTGTTGAAAGTTTAATTCAGTATGGGGCAATAGGATTCCTATTAAGCTACTTTTTGGTAGTGGATTACTTTGAGCGTAAACGTAAGAACGCGCGCGAAGATGCAGATATTAGAGATAGAAAAGAGCGAGATAAGAAGACAGCAGATAGAGAAGAATCTTGCTTAAAATCTAACGCGGAGCTTCGTAGGTACTACACGGAAGTAATAGTTCCACTTATTAATACATCTAATGATTTGCATAAGGCAACGCTTAGATATCTGAAAAATAGAAGCTCAAGCACATTAGATCCTATTGAGCCGTTTCCTTTTGCGTCTGGTAAACAAATATCAGATGATGACACTAGAATTATAGAAAGAAATAAAATATGAATCCGGAAGAATTTAATGAGATGCAGCTTTTTAGTGATGCTGCTAAAGGTAAGCGCAAAGTAGACACAAACGGCTTAGTTAAAGATGTCCACATTATGGGCTTCGGCGGCACTAATGTTAAAAAGGGTCGGAAAAAGCCATATAAGTATTCCGCTAAAGCGTTCCAGGATGCAGTTAATAAAGGTCTTTACGAAAACATCAGCCTGCAAATCGGGCATACCGATGATGAGAAAGATACTATTAGCGCCAGAAATAACGACCCCACTAAGAAGATTGGGTTTACTAAAAATACACGATTTAAGGATGGTGAAGGCGTTATCGGAGATCTACAGTTAAATACTGAGCATCCTTCATTTGCCTCACACAAATGGTGGATTGAAAACGGTCCAGAGCATATCGCGTTATCGAATGAAGCTCTCTGCAAATATAATGATTCGACGGATCAGATAGATGAAATTGCTAAGGTTTTATTTATCGCTTTAGTTGGTGAAGGTAACACTACCAACGGTATCTTTAAAGATGGTGCTATTGGTGATTCGATGGAGGCAGAGGATGCGTCTAATAAAGTGTATCGTATAATCGAACATTTCAATAGATTATCTAGTCGTATTCTTTACCCTCTGGAAAAGTCCTTTACTTCGTCCGAGAAGGCGCTACAATTACTGCCCATAGCGCAAGACTTAGTGAAGACTCTAAAAGCCTTCGATACTATATCTAAAGATAGCGCAAAAATTAACGAAGACCCTAAAAAGGAAAATGACATGGATTTCGATAAGCTGACTCTGGAAGACCTTAAGACTAAGCGCAAGGATCTTGTTGAGATGATCGCAAAGGATGCTCTCTCTCAGGAAGACGCGACCAATGCTAAGGTTGAGGCGGCATTGAAAGAAATCCCTAGCGATAAGCGCGGCAAGGCGTTTGTTGCTTTGGTCAGAGACTCGATTCGTAGTGGAAAAGATGTGACTGATCTTATTGCAGAGCATGTTGCTCTCTATAAAGATTCGGTCGAAGCCGCTAAGATTAAGGTTGAAAAGCCTATCTCTAAGAAGAAGTCTACTGAGGTGGTCGAAGAGCCTAGCACTGAAGAAGTGACTAAGGATTCTAAGATTGACGATAAAGATATCGTTGCGGCTTTCAAACTTTAATAATATAAGTAATAAAAGGAAATAATCATGGGCACTCACATTCATCGTTCTGGTCCGGTTTCTCTGGAGCAGGTTGAAGTTCATCTTACTTCTTCGGTTCCCACCGCTACCATTAACCCTGGCGATTTAGTTTTTGCTGCCATCACTGCAAACGTGTCGTACGTTAAGCCAGTGACCGCTATGACGTGGAATACGGACCTCGCTACTACGCAGGCTGATCTTACAGCTTTGTTGCTTGGCGTTGCTAGTGGGCGCTCGCGCATTGGCTCTACTGATACTAGAGATTTGAAAGTCTTAGTGAACATGGAAGGTGTTTACGAGATGGAAGCTGTCTCTGGTACATATGAAGTCGGCCAGTATGTTGGATGCGCTAAAGATACCGGAAACGCTCTTCTTAATAAAGTTACCGCAGTGGCGACTAAATCGCTTGCAGTCGGTGTCGTTGTCGAGAATACCGTCTCTGCTGCTACGAGAATCAAGGTTCGCTTGCTCAACACCCCGCCCCTGCGCTAACGCTAATTAATTAAATATAAAGGATCCACAAATGTCTGGTAATATTGCCCTTCTCTTTAAAGATAAGCCGGTCGCTGAAAAGAAAGCTAACTGCAATCGCGTAGTTCAGCTTATCAAAGATGGACAGATCAAGCTTGGCGAAGTTAGCCTTCGTCAGATTGGTAATGCTGTCCTTGGTCGCGAAACGATGGACACTGTCGGTGAATCTAGTCGAGAGGAAGATGTTGGCATGGTGATGCGCGACGCCGCCGATCCTGTCAATCTTCAGATGTTCAGCAATATTACCGGCGCACTTGTGCAGCAAGGCGTTATTGAGCAGTTCCAAGCGCCGGAATTCATCGGCGATCAACTGTTCAAGGCTGAGACGCGCACGAAGGACGACCTTATCCGCAAGGTTGGTCTGGCTCCTATTGATGACAATGCTCTGGTTGTCCAGGAAGCAGGCGAGTACCCTTCGGTTAAGTTCAGCGAGAATTATCAGAATCTCCCTGAGTCGGCCAAGCGCGGTCTTAAGATTGCTCTCACTAGAGAGATGATCTGGTTCGATAAGACTGGTCAGGTCTTAGAAATGGCGCAGGGCGTTGGTAAGCGTCTTGGTACCGATCGCGAAAAGCGTATGTTGCGCGTGTTCCTTGGTATTGTGAATAACTACAATAACAAGGGTGTCGCTCGCAATACTTATGTTGCTACCGGCGGCGGCGATCCTCGCGTCAACTTGCACAGCAATCCGCTCGTTGATTGGGCTGATATTGATGATGCGATGGCTCTCTTCACCGCTATGATGGATGATCGTAGCACTGGTGAGCCGATCATCGTTAACCCTGATACGCTTGTTATCAGCCCGTTCAAGACGATGACCGTTGATCGTATCTTGAACGCTACTGACGTTCGTACTACGACTAACACTAACACTCGTACTGATGGTAGCAATCCGATTGCTAAGCTGAAGTTCAAGGTTCTTAGCTCGCCGTGGATCGATTGGTTGTTGGTCAACGAAGCTGCTGTCTCTGCCGTGAATGCTAAACAGTATTGGCACATTGGTCAACCCAAGAAGGCGTTTACCTATGCTACTATCTGGCCGCTCTCGGTTCGTGCTGCTGCTCCTAATGATGTTGATGAGTTTGAGCGTGATATCGTGATGAAGTTCCGCGCGGATGAACGCGGCGTCGCGTATAGCGAAGCTCCGTGGCATATGGTGCAGAATACCAACTGATTCTTCTAAATAAATAGAAGAATGTAATACCGCCCTAGAGTAAAAATCTGGGGCGTATTTCTTAGAAGGGTTCTTATGGCGCTTACTGATGAAGAAGTCTTAGCCGCTAAATACATTATTAGAGATAATCTGATTGAACGTGTTCGGGAACTTACAGCGGCTCCTAAGCCTAATTATGATATTGATGGGCAGAAGATTCTTTGGGCAGATTATTTAAAGCTGCTCCAATCATCTCTTTCTGCTATTGAAAAAGATATCGCTGCTCTATTACCGCCGGTTGAAGGCGAAGAGGCAGGATATTGCTAATGCCTGCACCTGTTAGTTTAGATGAAAAGTTTAGAGAAAGCATCAAAAATGATTTTAAAATTTTTGATGGCATCTATACTCTTGAAATCGTCCATTACGTAGATGACGTTAAAGCAGATTGGACGACCGGAAAAGCTAATAGAACGATTA